TGCATAGTGTTTATTGTACCCTATTATTTCTCAGAAGTCAACAGGATCTTCCAATCCCAGAACCAATCACCCTCACCTGCTTTCATCTGCCCGAGACAAAAGCACACTGGGAAAGGGTACAACACCAAGTTATTATCTGCATCACGTGCAATCGTAGATACCGACCACTCATCATCGAACGAGTTACGTGCAGGCATGATGCAACTCGCCATGTTAGGGTTGGCCAGGAATCGAGGAATACGGATTTCATCTACTTGTTCACCCTGCAGGCCAGTAGTTGGATCAAATTTGAATACTTTCATGTAAAAACCCCATTTGCGTTAACAGATGGGGTTATTGTACCCTATTAATTAGGGTAAGTCAACAGGGAGAAGTGGATTATTTCAACTCTGAGGCTCTAGTGGGATCAATGGCCACTTCGACGGCCGTCCGCAACTCACCAAACACAGTTCGCACCTTGTCTAGCTTCGTCGAATCGCCATACAGGTTATCGCTACACCAATCCATCAGATCTCGGTTAAACAGTAAGGTCTCAATTTTATCTAAATGATTTTCAATTTGAGCTGGGTTCCAAACCTTTGGCGACTCATTCAGTGACCGGATAATTGAAGCCATAAAGCCTGTACCTTCAGCCATCGCTGTATACTTGCCATCGACTGTGATATCGACGCCAGTGATGCAGCGGTATTTTGCACCTGTTGGTTCGCGAACCAACACAACCAGGTTATCCTTTGTGTACGTGACCAACGGCCGAGACTCATTTGGCTGTTTTTTCACAAAGCCTTGGGCCACTAGATCACTCAAAAATTTATCGAGACGGGCTGCTTCAGCTTCTTCTTTTGGAACCACCACGCCGAAGTCAGGAGACTGTGCAAGTGTGATGGAGTTTTTATCAGCAACATCATTAAGGAGTGCTTGGGCTGTTTTAATTGTGTACATGTGCGAGTGTTTTAATTGTGTTCAGTATATTTAGCCTGAGGCTGCGCAAAGTGGTTTCAAATTAACTAGTGGGGTGCCATTCGCGGGAGTGAGTAAGTCCCCAATGGCACTACCGATCCTGAAAAGGGAAATGGATCAGCAGGAACGGTTTATGTAAAGCTTTGTATATTACTAGCCGTCATCAATATTTTGGCCGCCACCTCCAACTCGATCCACTGTTGGTGATCAATTTTGATTGTGTTGTCGTTTAGATCGCTAAGCACGAGGAACACACCTCCTGCTTCATCATCAAGCGCCAATTTGATTGTGTTCTCACCAAAAATCGGCGATTCGTCTTGGTACGATACTGCAACGGAAGTGATTGTGGATTTATACGTCATTTTTCAGCAACCATTTGTTAGAGATCGCTTTGAATGAGAATTGGCCATCGAGACGCTTCCACACCAAACCTTCGCGTTGCTTAGCAGTCAGTGAAGGTCCATCAGCCATCTCAAGCAAATCTGGAATCGAGTGGTTCAGAGTGAATGTTCCGAGAATAGGAACCTGTTTCACCCCATTGAACCCCAAGGCGGTTATCTGATTGATGATTGCAGTGCGCTCTGCAGGTGGTAAGTACTTCCCAGTATCAATATCAAAGATATCAAATACATAAGAATCAATTCCTGTGATCTTTTCCTGGTTACCTTGAATGCCCATACCAATCATCTCAGATTGTAGTGCTAAATTGCGGCCAGTCGACTGAATTGCCTCAATCAATTGATTCTGACGAGCGCACTTCCAGAATGCATTGTCTGCAGTCTCGAGTAACTCCAAATTACGAGAGCACACCCCAGGCACTCCATCTTTTACAAATACTGTCAGTGAGGAGCCATCAAGTTTAATCGATACCTCGAACTCCTGACCTGCGTTGTCAGTAATTGCTCTACTCAAGTTTTGGCAGCGCTCTTGATCGCTACGGTGCAAGAATGATGGAAAATTCCCCTTTGCGATTCCGCCCAGCGCCGCTGGCAATTGGAGCTCCCACTTATTAACATTCAGGCGTTTGCTGAATTCCATCCCCAACACATATTCCCTGAAGAAATCAAATCGTGTTGCGAGCGTGAATACACTACGTGCAAATTTGTTGGTCAGCGTATTACCTTCCGAGAACAAGCAATCTAATGGGAGAATCAAGCCCTGTGATAGTTGTTTTCTCAACCTCACTGTTCGCAGCTTCTCCCCCTTAATACCCATGTATTGTCGAGGCTCTTTACCCTTAGACAAGAATGGCGCAAGTTTAGTGGGGATCCAGGAATCCACCTCAAAGTAGACGATCAGATCACCTACTTTGAACTCATCTTTTTTGACGACAACCTCCCAACCGCCAATGCGGGCAGCTACAATTGCATCTGCGTCTGGGATTGGTGTAATCTCATCGATCACTCGGATTGTTACTAATTTTCGTTCTGACATTTTATAATTCCTATTAATTTATGTTATGCTCGAGCAATGTTACTGCGCCACTCTCCACGTACCTTGTACCACACTTCATGCACTTCAGGTGAGATCAGTGCTGTAGCATCGAGATTGGAGTTGCTCAGTGGGTTAATAATTTCAAATACATTGCTGTCACAATCTGGCCGTGAACTGCGCCCAATTATTTGACTCAAAAGTGGATAACTCTGTAGCGTGCGGCCGATGATGACTGATTCGCAGCCCTTAACATCGACACCTTCACCAAGCTTGTTACAGGACACAGCAAACTGGTACTCCCTATCCTCGAAACTTTTCAGCTGAGTGTTAAGCTCTTTCTCACTAATATCAACAAGCGCTCGCGCTGTCTTACCGAGCTTGTTGATCGCCGTGGTCAGACTTACAGCCTCTGCTCTCGTTCGTACGAATACCATCGCTTGACCAACAATGTTCTCTTTCAACTTAATGATGTCGAGTACCATTTCACTGTGCGCTCGGGATGGATTATCAATAAAGGAGAACAATTTGCTATTAGCCAAGAAACCTTGCTTGACAGCATCTTCACGAGACAGTGGCTCCACAAACTTATCAAATTTGATAAGTGTAGAATCATTGCGGAGTTGAGTTGCCGTCAGACCGATGAACGGTACACGAGAGATTTTGTCCAACTTTAGTTGGATTGATAGGGTACTTTCGTGATGACACTCATCCATACACACGATATCAAATTCTAGATCATCTGGAATCGGGCTGGCGCTGGATTGAGGAAGAATCATAATACCACTTTCTTGGGCGTACAATTCTTCTGCCTGGGACAACAATCGTTTGCGATGTGCAATAAACAGAATCCGAATCGGTCGAGCGGCTGGAATTTTGAGAAACTCCCGCATTTCAGGGCACGCAAATACTAGACCTGAGGCTAGTGACTTGCCAGCACCAGTCGGTAACACAACGCATATGCGCGTGAACCCCTCCTTGAGCGCTTGAATGACTTGGTTTTTTGCGGCAATTTGGTAATGGCGGGCTTCGCGATTACCAAACATTTCGATTACTGAGTCTTGATCCAAAATAGTACTCCTTGTTGTAGCGTTTCGGGTAATTTACTGTACCCATGGACCCTATTATACAGACTATTTTGGATTAGTCAACACTTATTTTACGTTAAAACGCCATCCCAGCATACTTGAATCCAACTTGTTTTTTGAGTGTGATGAGCACTTCCTTCTTGCCGCGAGTAAATTTGTATACTTGCTCACCACCGTTTTGGATTGTCATCAGTGTAGCGGGTGACAACTCAAAGCTTTCATCACCGTCATCTGGCAATTTCAGTGCCTTACTGTCTCGAATTTGCATTGAATACCCACCTTCTAGAGCCAGTGGGGATAAATCAAGTGATTTTGGGTAGTAATTCACAATCTTGGGGAGTGGTGCTCCATCGACAGTGATATCGATAGCGTATTCCACATTTTCGTGGCGAGGTGATACGTTAAGCACAGATACAGATTCAGCCGCACTTTCGCCAAAGCGATTCATTTCCTCGACTAGTGCCTGCAACATGTCGAAATTGAATTTTGTGAACAAATTGACTACATCCAGTAAGCCTTGCAGTTGAGTTTGATCACTTAAATTTTGTGTAGCATATTCCACAACAACTTCAGGCTCGAGTGACCCATACTCAAATGCGTAGTACACACGACCTGGGCGATTGAGTAGGTAATTACTTACCATCACTGAGTTAGTAGTGAGGACATACAAGTGCTTGCACGTTGCTGTACCATCCAAAAGTGTCAGCAGCACTTCCTGATCATCACGATCATACACCTTCTCAAATTCATCAAATACAATGACGCACGGTGTGGTGATATCTGTGATCAATTTGTTGAAGTCTGCCCCACAGTGCGCTTCACTAATCAAAATCACCGGGGTTCCGGTAGTTATCAGCTTGTTAGCCAACATCTTGGTGAGTAGTGTTTTTCCTGATCCCTTTTCGCCCGACAACAGGACGCCTGTAGAACGAGATCGGTCATTGAATGATTTGATGATTCGGTCTACGCGCTTCTGGGGAGAATTGCCGTACAATTTTGGAGGAAGTCCCATCACCGCCGTAGTCTGTAGGTAGTACTCAAGGGTCTGTGGATTCTGCTTTACAGCGTATGTGCCAGCGGGGAGTGAGGTTGATACCTCGATTGATCCAGTTGGAGCAAGCTTAATTGTATCGCCAGTTTTAATAAAGTGTGTCATAGTTTTTATGGTAAGGTAAATTTGGTGTTCCGTGAGGGACTCGAACCCTCATTCACTGCCGAGCCGGCGACACCTTTTTCCGACTACTCGAGGGCAGCATCTTATCCTATTAGAAGAATGGAACGATTGTTGTGTTATTGATTATCTGTTATTGATTATCTGTTGTTAAATTAATTAGTATTTTCATTTATGTTATATGACACGTAAGATATGTACCAAGTTCTAGACCCTGTAGTTCTTTGGGCAATTTCTGTACAGCTTCGAGGTACGACTGTGAGAAATTATCAATTTTCTCACAGCCGCCGTCAGTGTACTCAATCCAGATACCGACAACATTCCAATCGCGAACCGAGTCATAGAAAATTGACCCAACTTGTAGAGTATCATTATCGATCATCTCATCAACAATTCCCTTCCCAACGAGTGTACACATTTCATTATATGGTAACCCGAGTATAATTCCACATCCAGTATCAATGCTCATATTGTTCTCCTAGTTCAAATATTACCTGGGGTTGCGTGTATGTTCACTTGGTCTTTTTGGGTGGCAAAGTGGGGTACTAAAAAATGCAGAATTGATCATTAATTCTTCCAACTGAACTAAAAAACATATAGTTCCAAAAATTGGAACCAGGCTCAGCACAACCATCCAAAAAGCATCGCCACGTGTTACTCCATATTTGTACCCCAACAGTCCATAGAACACGACCCAGTTGCCGATAATACTCGCCAAGTAGATCCATGGAATAATTTGTGTGAGTGTGTCGAATGGTATCATGTTTATACCTCCCCGTGGTGGTCGTACGTCACTTCAATTTTATACAATTCTTCGACGACACTAGCGAGAGTATACGGGAACAAATTGTTGGTGTCTAGCCCAACATCCTTGATTCGTCCTCGTACTGCACAGTGTGACCCGTGTAAGTGTCCGTGAAGCATCAGTGTACCGTGCCCTTGCCCATTCCAGTGCATCATCGGATAGTGCGACATGATCAATTTGATCTTTGAGCGTTTCTCATTTTCACGAGTGAATGTGTGCTCATAGTAGTCGTGGATGGACACAAAAAGATCGCTCAGAGTTGGATCATTCTTGATCAACCTTTTCAGTGATACGTCGTGGTTACCAGCGATTAGTGTCTTGGTTCCATTCAGGCGGCGAATCAGCGCAGGAGCACCTTCGATCTTACCCATTGCCACATCACCAAGAATAAATGTGTGATCTGTTGGTGATACAACAGAATTCCAGTTTGTGATGATATTCTCATTCATGTGAGCAACATCATCCCACGTAGGTTCGATCTTGGCTGACTCTGATACCGCACGATTTGGGCAATACTTCTGGATTGCTAGATGGTTGAAGTGAATATCACTTGCAATAAATTGTGTCATGTTTTCTTTATTCCCCCGAATGCTTTATATGCACCATCTAATGTGAATGCAGGATTGTTGTATATTGATTCCATAATCCTGCGCAGCGTCGCAGTGATTTCTGGAATTTGTCGATCGGCAGTATTGTTCATCTCTTTGACGAGTGAGTACCTATGATAACAGAGGCTTACAGCACGTTCTCCAAGAGAGCGCCGAGTATCAATGTGTGGGTCAATCTCACCCTTCTTGGGTTGGGGCAATTTTGCATACTCATGCATACTCATCCTTTAGGATTTGAATATCAATATCCGACTGATCCCATTTTGATATAGTCATGTTATTTTGAGATTTGACCATATACCAAATTCTTAACATACTTCACGGTGTTTGGGTTTAGGTCAACATATAGTATATCAATTATACCCTCTTCGGTCATTGCACAAACTGTTTGAGTTATATCGATGATATCTAAAGGGACTAGCTCTTCGCCCTGTTCGTACACTAGACGCAATGCTTGATGAACTCGTGATAAATTTTCTGATATTACCAAGTGGTTCTGGTACGATTTATCTAGGGTTCTAACATGGTCCAGATATTTTGCAAAACATAAATTTGCGGAATCAAACGTGGAATATTTGTTCAAGATATTGTCTGATTGATTATGATTCACCACCAATTTGTAGAGCGTAGTTTGCTCGGTCATTCGGAAATTCCATTCAGTTCAAGAATTACTCGGCCAGCAAATTTTGGGCTTGTTCGACGATCCTTCGCTGATGTGAAATCATAGACCACGATTCCTTCAAGGTCAACTGGGACAAACTCAACATGAGATGAATAGTGCTCCTCATATAGCCCGGCTACCTCAACTTCAGCTGTCTGAGGGTATGTCAACAATTTTTCAATCAATTGTGCTACAGTAGTCATTTCTGAATCCATTCGTTGCTTAACTTACTCTTAGGGTCTATTATAACCCCAAACTAGAATAGAGTCAACAGTTGCATGAAATTAATCGATGTACCCAGCGGATTCAGTTATCATTCCTGGGTTTGCTGCAACACAAAGCAAAAATTGGATTGCTCCTCCAGTGCAGAGGTCGTAGTCCTGTTTTGAGTATTTGACAATTCGCTTCAGTGTTGCTACTGGGTGGTGAATATTATTAATTACTAATTTTTTGGAGCTAATATCGTGCAGTGCAAGAGGGGTTGTTACTAGGGTAACCTTTGTTCCATCTATTTTAGTGATGGCGACTTGTGAAATCGTCAAGTCGAAGAAATTAAATACTGAGGCGATATCAGTGAAGTACTCTAGTGTAACTAGGTTCACCTCGGTTGTGCCCCTTGTCAACATCAGACTATTGGGTTGGGTTTTTGTGACAGCAAATCCATTTGTGATTAATAGCCCCAATACCGTAGTAAATTGCTGCTCTGATTTAAAAAATATATCAAAATCAGACTTAGACGTGTCTCTACCATCTAGTAGTCGAGTGCAAAATCCTCCAGCCAGCCACGGGCCTGCAGTGTGATCCAAATTGATATCAGGCAATTTTCCTAAATTTGTGAGATACCTTTGATAAAATGTTGTATCAGCCTGGTCGCCCTTATTGTGGAGGCGTTCGATGTAGTGCTGAGGATCAAAATGAATCAGATCAGACATCGCCAACACAGGTGTATCAACCGGGGCCGCAGGAGTAGGAGAAGCAGTAGAGGACATTGAGTCTGCTGAGCTCAATAATGCTAGAAAGTCAGATGACGGTAATACGACGTTGTGATTAAATGACATGTCAATGTGTATGTGGGTTTATGATTCATCTGCGAGGGCGGTCAAAATTGCACCCCACCATCGGCCGTGTTCTGCCAGTTCTGCATCTGGATAGTTGTGGCACTGAGTACCTTGAAGGAGTTCGACGATTGGACAGTATTGTTTGTCGTACTTCCCCGTATCAGGAGTATAGTACTCCCTCTCCAACAAACCGATTGTACTCCAGGCTACCGCATCTGGGTGCCAGGCATCGACAGGCTTGTTGGTAGAGTCGACAGCGTTGTACTCAGATACGTAATCTCTACAGACATCCGAGTATAACCGCTTGAGGGTATTTGAATATTTCACTATTCAATTACTTGGGTAAATTATCGGCGAGGGATGCCGTACTTGACCATGGCAGCGTGCACCATTGTGTGTGGCAAGCACAACTCAGCACCAATTTCACGCAAGCTCTTTCCTTGTGCCCAATATGCGGTCACGAGTTTAGAAGGGGTGAGGGCTGTCGGTTGACGGCCTACTGTGTTTACTGCATTGCCAGTTCGAGCCAACAGTGCAGTGACAGAAGAACCATCAACACCCAACAACTCACTGGTCTTGCGGCGGGAACCAGTAAGTGAGTACACTGCTTTGATGGCATTTAGTGTAACATCACGATTACCAAGAATAGACGAGCGCTGGATTGCTGAAGTGATTGCTGTTGATTTAGATTTTGTCATTAGTGTGGTATCCTTATAGATAGTGAGTTTAGTGAAAAAGTAATCTCTGAACTTTCAGAGACTTCGTCTATATTACCGTTGTTCTGAGTTGTGCTCAACCAACGATCTAATATATGTAGTTACCGTGGACTTCTTTACCCCGGCTTGCAAGGCTTGTTCATATATCCATCGAGTGTCGTACCCTTCGCAGATGCAGATTGTGTATAGTTGTTGGATGAGTTGTCGACGAGTCTTAAATGTAAATTCCTGCAGTGTTATATCGTGGGTCCAAGTGATTTCAGTCACATCGCGCTGTCGTTTAACAGAGTCTGTATTCATTATGTGGCAGACTGTTGGTTCTACGCCGAATTTGCGCATGATCGCCTTCCAGATTCTATCGTGCCCTCTACTACCTAGACCATCAGCGATTAAATGAGCAACTTCATGGGGGACGATTTGATTGAGGAACGTGTCTAGATTTTCTGCCGCAAGTTGAATATTAAAATTCAGTGTATTGGTGGTGTGGCAAGCAGTACCTGCCACCGTGCCCTTTAGTGTAAATTCTATAGTGGGGATTGCTCGATTGAACCGACGTGGGTATAGCGTACGGCCGAATAAAACCCACTTGATCACGCACTGCGTTAGTTGAGTTTTAGTTGAGTTATAATCATACGCTAGTGATTCTACCTTCATCTATTCATCTAATTTTCGACATGCGTGAGAGGTGAGTTCACTCAACACTAATAAATTGGGTAACCTGAACGCAAGTGTATCCCTAAAACCCATTCTGACACCTGACTCGACGACAGCACCTGAGCGGCTGATTCCAGCAGTGCACTGAACAACGAGATTGGTATCAGTATTCAGAGCACTAATTAAAATGTCGACGAGTGCTTCTGCTTGATCGCTCGAAATCCTACTAGGTTCGGTACTCCCATCAACATCAGCGAATATAACTTCATGTACTTCGTTAAAGTGTTCCAATAGGGCTGGGTATGTTCGTAAGTCTTCTTCTCTATCTACTATCCGAATGAGTGTAGTCTTACCAGGAACCAAGAAATGAAATCCATCACGCACAGCTGTATGGGAAATGTTGACTATCCACGGTTTCATATTATATCCAAAGAGTTAAACAAAAGCCGGTGGCGAGTGCAACAATCGGTAGACCGAAGTAAATCAGTGCTGTATCACGCACGGTACGTATCGGGCGATAGTGATCACGAAATGTCAGTAATTGAATCAACAACATTATTCCACAAGCGTGTATTAGTGGGACAGTCGGAAGGGGTGTGAAAACTGGAATCACGAACCACTCCCACAACTGCACAGCCACGGCAGCCCACACAAGTAGGCGACCTGTTTCACATACTACAAAAACAGCAAGCTTATCGCTACCTCGAGCCGTCATCTCGCGTATCCAGCTAAATCGCCAGGCACGCGTGATGCGGCTAACAATCGTTTCATGTCGATTGTGCGATTTGATGTACACCAAACGCAAGAGTTATTGTGTTCACAACTCGATGCTTTGATGTGCGATTGGTTCTGCCCGTCGCGCAACTTTTGTCCAGTACTTTTGTCGCGTCGAATTGTATTACTCATTTGAGTTTGCCCTCTGTTCATTGTTGTCGTCGATTAAGATTGGTATTCTAGTCAGCCCCAAACGCCGAATCTTCTGCGGCCTTGAGCCTCAAAAATTCAGCATATCCAGGGGAAGACTTAGCCTTCAAGTGAGACTTAATCTCATTGGCGGTGGTGGGATCACTACCCTTATTCAAAATCGCTGAAATCACTTCTTCTACAGTGTATTTCGGTTGTTTGACCGGCAATGTTAGTTCATTTTTCATATTGTTGTACGTGGTGCGATAGTTACAATTATACTAGAGACAATAGTTGTTGTCTTATGTGCGTGTGTTATCTTTGGACTACTAATCATATACCAAAGCTGTCCATGAGATCAACAGGCAATTAAGTTGATTTGATGGTCTTGAGGACGGTCGGCGGTGCAATGTTCATACAGCCACCGTTAATAGCAATACCACCTTGCTTTCTACACTTTGATTCAAACTGATAAGCAGTGATCGCACTCCATACCAAACCAATCAATGTACCAATCAGGGTAGAAATTGCAATTTTTAGAAATTAGATTCATCACGGCGGCACCTTGGCAATTTTGGAAATCAAAATATAGGCGTGGTGAGATCGCACACCAATGGTCTGTGTAAGTTATTCATTAGTTAATTCCGATTTTGGAATTGGAAGTAGGTAGGTTTTTGGGTTTAATTTGTAGTTCTTTGTGTTTACCCTCATCCGCAAATTCAAATGAGCACATTACTGAGAGAATCCAAACAAGAGCTTGAGTTATACCCTGTAGTTCGCTATTGGGTCGAATTAGTGTTAATCCCGTCAACCCAAACAACACCCAGTTGAATGAAATGAAACTGGCCAACCCAACGGAAATCAACCACCAAAGTTTATATTTTTTCAGCATATCACTCCTCTAATCCAAAATGTTTGATAATCCGTTGCTTATCTAAATGGTCAGTCATTTGTGAGAGACACTCTTGAATAATAACTCTAGCGTATTCTCTTTCCCATTTCCATGCTGCATTAGAACCTTGTTCAATACAAATATCTGTTGCTCGGTAATTCAAGCTTTTGTATAAATCGTTCATTTTCACACCCACCATTTAATAGTTTTTATTGTATTTTCGAGTTTGTGTTTGAGTCTTGCGGCTCTGTACTCAGCAAGCCTATCTAACGCATATTCCTTGGCCGGCGCTTCTGCATAGCGGCGGTGCGTTGTTGGCCACCAATAACAGTCATTGCGACTATGACAATACCAATCATCTGTCATATCCATATACTCTTTAAAGAATATGCCACGTACAATCGCGAATTTATCACCAATTTGAACTAATCTCATGTGTATTCTCCTTAAATTGACTCTTTGTAGAAATAATATCTAGACATATATGAATTATAGTCTAGTTTGTATGGTAGAACAATGTTACCAAAATCATCTTGGAATTGTTCCAATGTAATTGAGCTTGGAGTCATCATTTACCACCAAATTCTTTAGTCTTGAGTTCTGCTAGACGTTTTAACATTTTGAATTTCCTGTAGTTTACACTTGCTCTTAGGGTCTATTATACCCCAAATCGGAGTAAGGTCAACAAGTTAACATCGATTTCGAATTTTTTATGGTGATCGTCAACGTATGTGTTGTTGCCCCACTGGGTGAATGTCACATCACATTCATCGGGGCGAGAGACTGACCGGAATAAATTTGTGTATAACTGTTTAAATTGCGCGCCTGCGTTGAATCTAGGATCACTTCTGAGTGAGTAAGTGATGTCGTATCGAGTTTTGAAGAATAATCGATTGGCTAGTGTGGCTTCATGTGGACATAGTACATGTAAGTCACCATCATAACTATATCCGTCTTCATATCCCCGATTACTCTGCCACTTTTGAGGAATAATTAAATCCATCTCTGCAATTTTGTGAGACTTACCGCAAATGCACTTGATGGTTTGGTTGCCCCGCAGCGCATTTAACTCGCGATTGATTTGTTCAAGCTCGGCTGTGACGGCTCTCAGGCGAGCTTTTTGTGCTGCAATTTTACTTGGCATAATTATTCTTTACATTTAGGTACGTGATTTTAACAATGTTCTAGCAACGAACACAACGGGCATCTATTTTCCGGAGGTGTGATTTTTGCTCAAGAGTTACCCATGGCGCACCGCCGCGGAGGGACATCCGGTCAACATAGCAAAGTTGAGAGTCGACATCTCTCACAACTGTTGCTGTACCCATTGCCCTATACTCTCCACATACGTACACACCAATGCGGACCAAATCACCGAATCCAATTTCATCGCTCATAATTATTCTTTGCCTTCAGCCAGTACAAACTCTTGACAGAGTTGCACATAGTCTTCCATTTTATTTGCAACTGCATCATATCCAGCAGAATGAGCGTCTTCATATGCTTTATTGTAACATACCTTATATTGTGCGGGAGATAGTTCAGAGAAATAATCTACGAGCTTAGTTTCAAAGTGATCATTCGCTGCAGCCTCAAGTTCAACAAGACGTGTCCGATAACTATCACGAGCAAGTTTTGATTCTGGAGTCACAATTTTCTCTCTGAGTTTGAACTTGTTCCAAGTTTTCTCATCCTCACACTCGATGACATTACCTTCAAGATAAGCAACTAGCTTATACTCAAGGTTTGGTGTGTCAGCCAAGTTGAGTGTTTTATTGTACCCGACCGCTTCACAAACAGCCGCACAAGATTCTTTGTATGTAAAATGCATTTTGAATTTCCTAAACAGTGGCGATAAGGTAATTATACCCCAAATCTGATCAAGGTCAACAGCTATTTTGCAAGTTTAACATGAGTGCAGAACCCTTTGCCGTAAGATTTACGGTTATTGCGTTTGGTCTGTGTTGTGTGAAGCAGCAGCTGCTTCACACAACACTGTGTTGTGTGAAGCAGCAACCAACTCTTAGAAAATTTGTAATTTTCTCTATACTCGAATGACATACCTGGTTTGTGTGAAATCCATTGACCATTCACGGAGCGGTTCATATGCCGTTTGAGGTGATTTGCTTGAATTAGTTTAATTCTGGTGCTGGTCATTTTAAATTTCATTTAAAAGTTTTGATAGAGTAATTATACTACAAAATCAAGCAAATTTTACATTGTTACACACATTCGGTATATGTTCGTAAAATATATTCTCTCGCCATACGATATGAACCGCCATGATAATCGCGAAGATCCACAACATCTATACCCAAATATTGCACATAATATTCTAGCGTAGCAATATCAATCTTTATACCCTTCTTTGCCTGCTCGGGTGATTGCGCCCAAACATATTGGTAAGTTCCAGAATATTTTAACCCAAATAAACGAGATATAAATTTGGATTCATATTCCAGTTTATCTTTGCGTTCAGCCTCAGCTTCATCGATCATCCGCTTTTCATATTGTTTTGCGCGAAAACGAAGCCAAGGTAAAATGTGTTCGATTTTTACTTTCATAATGTTACCGGTATATCTCCATAAATTAGTACATGTTCTGGATTTACTAATGTCACCAAAATCGGTAGATCTAGTTCAACAACTTTTGATCTAAAAACTGGGCTAGATGGTCGCTTGTCTGCTGGAATTTTACTCAGAGTAACTTCATCTAGTTCAACTTCAAAAACTTTGCGTTGAACATATGTACCTCGCTTAAAGAAAATTGGGTAATCAGCCCATTGGATGCTCTTGCTCTCCAGCATTTCGAGTTTCTCAGAAGAATTCTTCTTATGTAGCTCTGCTTGTGAAAAGTATTCATGCGCTGCCATTGAGATTGAATTTTTTGTGGCGTCTTGTTCACGCCACAAAAAATTCAGATATACATTCCGCAGTGTTGGCACTTGCCACATTCGGCAGTCGAATGTAGGCAGTAAATTAGATTTCTCAGGAATATATGTATTCAATGAATGATTGAAATATGCAGTCGCCATTGCAGCTAGTGTTGATACCAGCTTCTGATACTTGCCATCAAACATATACTCCGAAGAAGATTCATAATCGTGATACCAACACAGTGTGATTTCGTCAGATTGTGTGTACCCAACGCATGCCTGAGTATTCTCGACAAGATACTTTGTAGTATCGATCATCAGTTGAGACATACGTTCATCGTACGGCCTCTTTAATCCCTTTGTGAACTTAGAGAAACCTCGACCATCAAGCCTAGCCATTAGTGGCAGACCTTTCATGGCTTTTCTTGAGGTTTCTGCTTGCTCTAGGTCCTTGAGCTTGTCGCCAAGATTATCTTTTGAACACATACTTAAATCTCGTGTGTTGTTGTTTGAGGTTCTTCTAACCAACGAATAAATGATTTGATTATAATGGGAATTTCTTCCTGTGGAGTTTCCCAGTGTGACGACCAGATATTGATTAATACTGCATCATCTGAGTCACGCTGTAGGAATTTACGTGTTGTTACTGAAAGAACTTTCAGTACTTTCTTATATCGCCACATGAGCCCGCGGTTGAAGTGTTGGAGATATGTGATAACTTTTTGATCTAAGCCAAGTGACTGATCTGATAAGAAATCTGGTGTGAAGTATGATTGTTTATTGACTGGATTCGACGTCGATGAACACTCAATCGGAGTTTCTGAATAGATTGCAGCAATTACTTCAGCTTTTGTTAGTGATGATTGCTCAGGTTCCTTGTATTCTCTATATATCACACTTGGATTCGAACATTGGCTGTCTGAATAGCCTTTATCATCAGTTGGAAATGTACAACATGAACCGGTAAAGGCACAACCACCACACCAGCCATCTGGACTAGCAATTTTAATATATTTTTTATCACCGATAATGGCAAAATCTGTCATTTTAATTTCCTTAAAAGTTTTGATAATCAAAATTAACGCAATAAATCAAATAAGATATTAATCATAAATGATGCAAATATACACCAAAAAGCAAAATTTGTTGATGATAACTCTGATTTTAGATCAGCTATGGTTGTTTCCATCTCATCAATAATGGACTGATATTGTTCTTCTTTATTTTGAATTTTTTTCTTTATCATAATGTTTCCTACACTGTTACTTTATTTTTCAGAGGCGTCAACAAACAGTTGAATCAACTCATATTGATTTTTGAGCATGGTTTCAGCATTGTAGTATGCATCCATCTGTCGTGGGAACAATTTGCGTGCCCTTTTAGCCATAACCAAAAAATACTTTTTAACTTCATCAGCATATTTTTTCTGCTTTTCGATAGTAAATTTGCCACGGTTCATACTTTGAAAATTATTGATGCGGTCACATAATTTAACTAAGGAGCCATTCACATCTGTGGTAAGGTTAGCAAAATACACATCATAATTTTCCCAACGATTTTTATCGAGGTAGTGTAAAGATTGCAATACGTCTTGACCAAATTGTTTGAGGATCCAAGCTTCACTCACTGCTGAGGGGTAATCTTCAAGTGTGTCATGTAAAAGAGCACATATAATGGCACCCTCCAAGTCTTGGACATCTTTCAATGTCAGAATGAACAGTGCAATCTCAAGTTGGTGTTGATACTCTGGGGTTTTACCGTCTTTTCGAAAGCCGCTATGGATATCACGGCCTTTTTCCAAGGCAATCAGAGCCTTAAAAAAATCCCATACCATGAAGGCGAAATTTGAGTGCGATGTAGAGTTTAGAAAATCTATCTACCATTTTTGCTCCAATTTGAGGTTTTGTGCTTATAGGGTCTATGCGGTAGTTGGCGATGGCTTGATGCGCCAATCTAAATTTTCGAAGTGGCGGGTGAGTGAGTGGTAGTCACGCTCTCGAATTTCTGCACTCGTGCCACTCAAATCAGTCCAGCAATCGAATGTGGTGGTGTAAAATTGTACGGCGACGTAGTTACGAATTGCAGTGAGGATGTAATTAAATCCAACAACAATAGGTTCATCTTCGGCGGTAGGTGCTACCTTCTCCCCTACCGGATACAAACCTTGCAGTTGTTCGGTGCACCGACGTAGGTAGCCTTGCCAAACACATTCAATGTAATTGTTTGAGTAGTACCCTGTTGGATCTCTTTTTAATTCCGCAGTTGCAAGTTCAGTTTTTTCAAACTCCTTGCGCCACTCTGCTATCTGTGCGTTTGTCTGTATCATTCTCGTGGTTCCTGGATTGTTATTTGCTCTTAGGGTCTATTATCCACCAACTTTTGCATTAGGTCAACCCTTATTTTCAGGAATATCAACTAACAAACTGGTATGCTTCAGGCCGCCACCCTTCTCAAATTAACGTACGTTCGTGGGTTCATCCAAATTTTGTTGCTCACCTCGCTCACTATGGTATTTCCGTCGGTGATGAAATTCGTCGTTCCGAAAAACGAAAGCAGCCATTCATCAATTTCTTGACGAAAGGCTGGTGTAACATAGTCGCCTTGAGCCAGCTTCATCTTCGGCAAATCAGGTGTGACAATAACATCAAATCCAGTAATCATGATTACCTTCTGCGTATAGTGAGCACTTGGCGCGACGTTTGAATCATACAACATCAACCCAAGAATGGATATTCATTTTCTGACTTTCTTAATTAGATCTAGGATTTTATATTTTTGTACTGTACCGTCTCTATGTGTCACTTCAACTGGAATAACACCAATCGCGAATAACATAAACAGTACCCCGATGGTGATCAATATGTAGAACATAAAAAACCAGAGTAGGATTGTCGAGCCAACAACAATCGCTATCAATAATAAAATTTCAATAAGGTTTTTCATTTTCTATTTTACCAAGCAGTACATGGCTCCTGTCATCTAAAACTTTAAATTGTTCCATAAATTTCGTCATTGTGTAAGGCGATAACCTTACAGATAGTTGGGATAATTGCCTTCAATTTAATAATCATGTTGTTTTATAAAAATCTATAAAACTAACTAAACGCTTCAACGAAGATGCCTTTGGTATTTCTACCGAAGGTCTTAATTCCTCTCGACGTTTGTAATCGGTCAATTCTTCCGATGAAAACCCATAAAGATCGTCAAGACCTTTATTTAAAATATTAACCGCAGCGTTTAAGTCTCTATCATGATTTGTTCCACAAGAACTACAAACCCAATCTCTTATGTGTAAACCCATATCAGTTTCTTTATGACCGCAATTAGAACACGTCTTTGAAGATGGATACCAACGATCAATTTTCTGAAAGGACCTACCATACCAGTTCGACTTATATGCAATCATAGAAACTAGAGTCGACCAAGAAGCGTCAGAAATTGACTTCGCTAATTTTCGATTCTTAACCATCCCTTTGATATTCAAATCTTCCATGCATATGGTGTCATAATTATTAACTAACCACGTGGATAAGTTTTGATAAACCCAGTTTCTTTGATTAGATAATTTAAGATAAGACCTTGCAACTTTTAATCGTTGCTTCTCATACCTAGAACTGCCATTCACCTTTCGACTTAAATGCTGCTGTTCTCGTTTTAGTTTAGATTGGTTTTCTCTAAACCATCTTGGATTTTCAATCTTCATACCATTACTCATGATGCAAAGATGTGTAAGGCCCAAGTCAATACCGATTGAGCGACCGGTATTTTGTTTCAACTCTATAGTTTCTTCAACTAGAATTGAAGCAAAATATTGGTTTGCTTTATTTTTAGAAATTGTTACATTCTTTACAGCGCCGGAAAACTTCCTATCTATAGACATTTTGATTGGCGTCATCTTAGGAATTTTAATCCTTGAAGTCTCAAAATTTACTTGAGAATTTGAAAATTTCTGACCCGGAATACGAAAAGAGTCTATAGAAACTCCACGTTTCTTAAACTTCATTCTGCCCAGTTTAGACTTACGAGTTTTGGAAAAGAATTGACTTTTAGTTTCTTCAAAATCCATACGTTTTTGTTGGAGTGCGTATGAAATCGAATCGTTTAACCAACTAAACTCAGGTGTATCTTTTAAGGTTTTCTCACTCATGGGTCGGTTAGGCCCTTCTTTTGAGAATGAGTTGAAGTTTGCAACTAACTGGTTCCACACAAAACGCACAGAACCGAAGACTTCAGAAAGATACTTTTCTTGAGTCTTAGTTGGATAAATTCTGTACTTATACGATTTTAGTTGCATTTTTTAAAAGTTTACTGGCCTATACATCTAGTTATTGTTAGTTGGTGAACATATTTGATCATGAATTTCCTGCGTATTGTGTGAGTTTGATATAATTCCCGTACAGAGAATTTGTTTCGTCGAATGAGCGATGTTTTGAATTATAAACTATTTCTTTGATACCACATTGAATTAACAGTGATGTACATTTTGTGCATGGTGAGTGTGTCAGAACGACCGTACCACCATCAATTGAAATTCCTCTACGAGCGGCATGGGCAATCAAATTTTGTTCTGCATGGATAGTGATTGCTTCATTGGTGACCAGAATTGGGCCAATCGCATGATCTGAATATTGCTCAAACTCACAGTCATTCGTATGAAATCCACGCACAGTACCGTTATAACCACTCGCCACAATGTTTAAACTGGAATCAGTTACTACTGCACCAACTTGCAACCTTCTTGCAGAGGAACGGGTTGCTGCAAGCTCAGCCACACCCATCAGGAAATCAATTTCGTTCGACATTCGATTGATATCTTACTGCATTGCAAATTTGTTTGCAAAGACACCAACTGCTCTCTGTGAATTACGGCGTACAAATTCAGCATCAATTTCGTCCAGAACTGCACTTGCGTCTGCGATGGTTTGTAGTGCTTCATCGCGTTCTGTTGTGTACATTGCCACTGCATCATGCAGTGTTGAGTCTGCGAGTGTTGTTAGGTCTACGTGGTTCATTTTAATTAACTTTCTTGATGTGGCTTGCAGTTTCTACAATTGATTTTAACGTTGGGGCATCGGCCCAGCATCGTCCGCGTACCTCTGCAGCATTCACGTGAAGATCATACCCAACCCCACAATCCGCGAATACTTTAACCACTTTACCACACAGTCTTGTGGGTGGTAATGAGTACGGTGCACGAAGAAATTTTCTAGGCAGTTCATATTCAATTTCATCCCCAAAACAGATTCCTGTTCCGTCTGAATAATGATATCCAGTCAGTTCACGCTCATCATATTCTGACTCCGGTGGTGATTGATGTTCTGTTGCACCTTCAAACTTTTCTTTCAGGCGAATATATGTAGAATATTCATCTTCCGTATCGAGGAGATAATGTGTAACTTTATCAATTTCAGAATGATGTGTGGAATTCAAGCCATTAACGCTCGCATATGCGTCCAAAACTTCTTTGACAGAAAACTTTGTTGGTTCTTGTTCAACAGGAGTTGACTCAGTATACATTGGTTGTTCCGCTGGACTCTTATAATATACTCTCTTATATTTCGCTTGTGAAAACATAATTATTTTACCTTGAGTGTGATGAAAGTGTTAGTGAGTTTGTTAGTGACTGCCTCTGCTTCTTTACGTGTAGCGAATGTTTGATAACAAATCACCACACCATTAAGATGAATTCTAACAATACACTGTTCCTGAATTACATCTGGCTCCACAAACTCAGCAATTTTCTGGCCATTCATGTACCAGAACTTTTTCGGTTCTGGTTTGATGCGATACTCGAAATCAACATTCCAAGAAGTATTGGCGCTAGCATTAATCCAAAAATCAAGAACTGAAGCTCGATATTCTAATTGTTTTGGCTTGCCGGCTAATAGCGACTCAGTGTATTCGCGCCATACAGCATGATGCGGGTGGGTTGATTCGTAAATTTCAGGAGTTTTCATAGTTTCTTGTTTTGGTTTGCGTATGAAGATATAATCTCCACCTTCACATTCCGTATTGCATCCGTTGATAAATGCACACCCAACACAACTACCAACTTTTGCGGTTTTAATATATCCATCAACATTTCTCATTTTATTCTCCAATTTCCACAGTCACAGTTTCACCAATCCACTTAACAAAATCTGGGTATTCTTCACATTCTTTCTGAAGAGCAATACTTGCAGAACTACATACAGAAACATCGAATGTACCGGCTAAGTTGGTATACAAAAAGCAACGATACGAAATAGTACGTACTTCTGGTTTCAACCTAAACACAACATCACAGTGTGCGTAATAAATTGCTTTGAGTTTTACAATTAAAATGTATGGTCTTCCTGCGAAAGAATTTATCCAATTAATCTGATCGGTACTGTTTTGAATTGGTACACCATCGATGACGGCTTTCATTGCTTCTGCTCTAGTGATAATCATAATTTAAATTCCTATGTTTAGTGTAACGTATGTGTGATCGACAAAACTATCATCCATCTTGATTTCACGCTTTTCGACGGGTTCAAATGTTTGGATATATTTGTTCGTACCTGGCATTTGAACAATCGCAGCATCAGGCAAATCTTTAATGAATTCCTTGAGATCTTTCACAGTCAGATAGTTCATTAATAATCTCCGTAAAGTTCATCATAAATTTTGTCGGAATTCTCGTACCCGGTTCTCCATGAAATAAAGCATAACTGAGTCACCAATTCTGAATATTCAGTTTTATTTCTAGTAAAGTTTAGGTATTTTGAATCAATATTTTTCTCAAAAATATTCATTAAATCCAGTGTCATCATTTCAATGAGTCGCTCTACACCTGGAAACATACCACACTTGTCACCATCGCCATATTTGCAACCGTATTTGTATTCACCTTGATAGCAGTGTGTTGAGCAAGCCATATCAAGTACCCTCTTTCAAGATATAGAGTTGTTTAAGTAACTTAGCTGCATCAATAACAGTGATATATTCTGTAACATATCTTTTTGGGCCATCAAACGAATATTGCTCGGTCTCTCCAGTTTGAAATTCAATCTTAACCTTTGAATATTCAATTAGTTCAATGAGAAGTTCTAGTGTGATGTTCATTATAGCGCACTCATATTACAACCCAACACCATTACATGGGACATTGGTAATCATTTGGTTGATTGCAGTATGCAAGTTAGAATCAATCCGACTTACTGTGACAACACCAAAGCACAAACCATTTTCGGCTTTGGCATAAGTTATGCCGTCAACCAAACTTTGAGCATCTTGTGGTTTCGTCTCTTCAACAGCAGGTGTACGCGCAATTAGTGTTACCGTAACACTAATTGCGGCAATTAGTGTTACCAAAATTAGCAAAAATAAAAATTTATATAGTTTCATACTATCCTTTATAATAACCTTCAATATCAAATTCTTCAATCAGTGAATCTAACCAACGATGTCGAAATTGTTGTACATTTTTATATGTAAGCTGGGAGCGAGGCACTTTAACAACTTCACGTAGATAAGTTTCTACAGAATGTGGAAATGCTTTATCTGGTCGCTTGGGGAATCGTGACATAATGATGCTTCTACAAATAGCATTAACGTCACGTTGATAATCACAATAAGAAAAAGCCATAACATCAACAATAGCATTACAAATATGCATTTGTGTTGTTGATCGACTATATGAAGTAGACCCATCACACAGTCTGGATTTAGCTGATTTAAAATAATCAGAAATATTTTTATTTGATATTTTCATATAATTCCAATCACCAAGATATGTGCACAACTGGGGTAGTAGAAGGAACTTTGTTATCTTCTGAATCAAAAACGAATATATCAAGGTCAATAATTTTAACCTGATATCCAAGTTCTTTTAATTTCTTCACAACAGCGTATTGCTTCAGTGTAAATTCTGGTGAACGGAATGGGACTTTTTCTACCTTGAAGAACTCATTGGCAAGATATGCACGAGAACCTGAGTACAATTCAATTGCTTTCTTACCAGTCTCAGCAATGCGGCGTACTTCATCCGAGATGCTAACCAAGACTGCATCATGAGTTGCATCAGATTGTTCGGTTATCTCTCGCGCTTGTTTAGCAGTTAAAAACATAATAATTCCTTAATAAACTTCACCACAAGCAACCCACCACAATTCATACCGTTGAAGTCACCACATCCATTTTCTTCGATGTGGGTAATGGCTTCATCTTCTGCGTTAAATGACTTCATTCATGTATTTCCTTTGTTTAACTTGCTCTTAGGGTCTATTATACCCTAATTTCACATCAAGTCAACACTTTATTTCAAATTTCTTCAATTGTTCGAATGGTTTGAGCCGCAAATGTTGTATTTGCTGCAGTACGAAGCTCGCTGAGCAATTTTTTATTACTGTCTGTATCGTAGATACTTGCAACACCTTCAGTAATCTGTTGATTAACAGAACCCGTCGGATACACATTGTAGAAAGTTGGGTATGGTAGGTGTGCGTGTTTGTATTTGACAATAACAAAGTTTACTAGTTTAGTTTCAAGTACCATCAGTATTCTCCAAATTCTGCTCTGCTGCAGTTACAAACTCGTCGAGTGTTCCTGAAATTACCCTAATGTGCCCCGAATAATCGGATATGGCTATCACATTACCAATTGAAATTTGTGTGGTATAACCCTCATCCATTATCGCCAGTACAACGTCACCCAATTGGTACTTCTCGACTGTCCACATTCCACCAATTGTCTGGTAATCTCGTGGCACATAATTGGTCGGTTGTTTGACCAGTGCTCTCAGGTCACTGAATGCCTGCGTTAATTGGATTTGGTTCATTCTTGTGGTTCTTTTGGTGTGAAGAAACTGTTCAACACATCCTCTGCTTTTTGTAGAGCATTACATTCACGATGATAATAGTCAGAAAAGTAGTACCCATCGAAACCCTCCCTACATTCATCAACAATACGCTTTGTTCTTAAATATTCATCCAATGCTTCTGTGAACTTCATGATAAATTTCCTTCACCCGATTTTAAAGTTGGCCGTAGCCATCTGGATTATCTCCAAATTTCTTCTTCAGTGATTCAAATGTTTCTCGCTCTTGTTCTAAGCGACGGGCATCCCGAGTTTCTTCCCCAACTGTTCGCATATGATATTCTTCATCAGTTTCTTCACGTTTGGCAAAAATTGCAACATAAGAATCATCTGAGTACATGTGAGTCTCTTTGCTGAGTGTTACATTACCTTTACCGTGAATTTCAATAAAATGATTCAGTTGATCGATTACCGATTCAGCTGAATTGTAATCGTAATCTAGTGTTCCGACTTCAACTTTGATAATTTTCTTCATTTTTAAATTCCTTATGTTGTTTCGCTCTTAGGGTCTATTATACCCTAATTTTGAGTAGAGTCAACACTTATTTTACAAACCCAACAACTTTAATTCTTCTGGTGTCATGAGCGAACGAGCCTTATCCTTTGCAGCAGAAATCCTAGCTAGTCGCTCTTGTTCCCTGGTGCGCCTTTCCACAAGGTCATCAATTTGATTTTGAAGTGTAGAAAAATCATCCTCTAAATTTCGTAAATTATGACCAATAACGGAATGAGGAAGCGTGATTTTAGAGTAGTTAGTGAACACATTCGCATCTGTATCAAATACAAACCCATCTGGTAAAATTTTCACAGAATTTACTCCGTGTGTTGGTACGACATTTATTTCAAAGTCAAACGCAAGTTTGAACAACTTCTCAGTGTATGTTGAAATGAACAGGTTTTCTTTAATAATCTGCTCTTGCTCAAGGCGAATAATTTCTTCGATCTTAGTTTGTTTAGCTTTTGAAATTGGTTTAGTGGTCATTTTGAATTTCCATTTCGTTAATTGCTTACTCTTAGGGTCTATTATCCCCTAAACTTAAGCAAAGTCAACAGGTTAATTTGCGTTTGGTATAACAGCTACAGCTGATTCTAGATCAGCAAAGTGATGATAACTTGTCAACTCGGTGATGTGAATAAACGTGCTGGTGGCGATGTCATACCCCTGCAATAGCAGTGGTTGACCATCTGGTGTTGGATCGGTCCGAAGCACCGTAACGTCTGTGGGGGTAACTATGAACGTGTAGACTTGATCACTCGCTGTGTCCATATACTCATATACTGCTGATTTCACTGTCAATTCGAAACCACTAACATTCATGGCACTTCTCCTGCTATGGCTGCGTCGATAGCAGCGTCAAGGGTTTCAACGTCACCGACCTTACTGATTCTGTGATGCGCTGCACCAATTGCAGTGTTGATGTTGTGCATGCCAATCTCAAACCAATCACCACGCAGCCACCGATACCGCCCTGCATCCATACGCAGCGCTTTTAATTCCTCGTTGATGATGCGGTCAACTTCACGCGCCTCTGCTGTTGCAGCAATGCTAGAGTGATACAATTCAGTCTTAAGCGCTTCTACTTCGGCTTGCAGCTTTAAAATAATTTCAAGTAGCGTTACTCTTGGGGTAGCTAGCAGTGTTTGAGCTAATTCAATTTGTCCTGTTGTGTAGTTCATGTCTTTGCTTTCAGGTAAGCGTTGACAATTCTCAGAACAGCTTCCTTGCTGCTGGACGTTGTGGTGTGATACGCGGCTACCATCTCATCGGTGATGTCGGCGGTTGTAATAGGTTGCAGTGCTTTCTCAACCATCCACCGCTCACGTTTCAATAACTGAGCCATACTAAGCGCAGTCTGCATATCTGTTTTATCAGGTCTTGCACCTCCTAAAACACGGCAAATGAACTGGAGCTTGTAAAACCAGTCTGAGCCGTCATCCTCTGCAATTGGTGCGATAACGGCTGGTGACGTAGGCAATAACTTGGCACTCTTTTGAAACAATGCAGGAACGTGTTCACCGTACTGGTAAATAATTTCGCCGTCTTTCAATGCTTTCCATTGCCACATTTGGTTAAAAAATTTAAATTCTTCTACTGGCTCCTGTTGATCAGACTGTGCTAGTAGCCCTTCTAGCATGTCAGTTACCTGCAATGCGTAGCTCGAAGACATTACAGAGATAACGTCAATAACTTGCTCAATCTGAGCCTTTGATATTGTGTAGTTCATGTTAGTCTTTTGCCTTGCGAAAACCAAACGACAAGCACCCGAAACGATAATCGTCGTCAGTCACGCCAGCTTTGAACGGCTCGGTTTCACCGTTGATGTCAACCACTGGCAAACCATCAGGTATGAATGCATACCATTCTTTTGGAAAAAGCCAGATAGTTCCGTTGTCGTCACTACCCCAAACACCACAACCCAACGCTATTAATTCAGCATCATCTTTTAGGCTAAGATTTGCATAATCAATCTGTGGGTCAACAGCATCTACTTTAATAGTATCAATGCGCTCAAATTGCGGTGTTGCAACTTCTAAGGCTTGATCATCTTGCAATCCAATTGCAGCTTTGAAATCATCTACAAAAGAGGGTGAGTCCATGTAGATAACTGGTGTATTTGCTGGTAATTTAATACTCATTTTCATCCTTCAATAGTTGGTCGATGGTGGCTTCTATACTTGGTGTGTAGCTGACTTGCCCGTCAGTATCTACAGCGCACCCGCTGTCAATTAGAGCGTGTGTTAAGTCCTCTGCGTCTATAAAATCGCCATCAGAGTGTGACTTGGCCACCATCGCACCAAACCACGCCAGTGGAACTAGACTATTCACGTGCATCTGAGTATTTGCACCCTGCGAGTTGAGTGCTGCTGTCTCGGTACGAGCACGTAGATAGCCTCTAAATTGCAGGTCGTGGCCGTAGTGGAGGTAGTTACCAAAACTATCAATTGGCAGATACGCATCGAACGAAGCCTCAAACTCTTCGCGCCATGCGGATATTTGTTCTGGTGATGGGTTCATTTCCTCACCTCCAAGTTCATTTTCATTGTGCAAACTTTTTTCAGATTCATGTGTTTGTATTTTTCAACTAACGAGAATAGTCGCAGTGTGCCGTAGGGCATTACTACGCGCCAAACTTTACAGACTTTTATTTGGGGTTTCATTTGGTTTCCTTTAGTTTGGTAATGGTGGTTTAGTGTTTTCCCATAGACCAGCAGTGCTATCTCTAGGGTCATAACGAACTAGGTATTTGCCATCTCCCATTGCAAAAAACCAATTCCCTGTTCGACTTCCTACCATATGGATTTGGTCCGGAGCTAGATATGGTGCTAAATCAATAATCAAGGTTTGATAGTTTGCGACCATCTTTCTATAGTCTTCGCGGGATTCTGCCAGCTTTGCTTTTAGCTCTGCTATCTCGGCAGATTGTTCAGTGTATGCGTCTAACCCAAGCTGTTTCGCCAGCAAATCCGTGTCTTCTTTCGCAGACTTGATCCGCAAAGATTCAGACTCGCCGTAGCACCAGCAACCGCCTTCACTGACTTCAGCAAAACCAGCTGAAATTACGTCACCTGAGTGGTCAAATACTTGTCCGATGTGTGAGTGGTAAACATCATCAGTCATAGGCCAAATGATGAAGCCTAGTTTTGTTCTTACATATTTGTGTATCATTTCAAAGCTCCTTCGGCCGCTGCATGTTGGACAACAGCGTGTGCCATATCCTGCGTCCAGCTTTTTTGTTTAATAAAACCATTGGCGACATCTTCAATCGCTTGCTTGCGTCCGTAGGCTACCCCCTTAGTAAAGTAGGTATATGCATCTTGGCTCACCCGAGAGTGGTACTTACCATCTACGCCTAGCCGGTGGTCATATTGAGGGTATGCAGCCTCAAAAACCTTTTGTGATTCGGTAGTCATTTGGAATTTCCTTTGTTACTCTTAGTGGTCTATTATCCCCCAAAAATGAACAAAGTCAACAGGCGCGTATTCAGCGAATACCTTTCGATACCTTACCAAATTGTTAGTTATCCAATACCCATCTTGGAATATTTGCATCTAATTCAGGGCGACGTACGCACAACTGCTTAATAAATTCTACTTGGTCTTCTTTACCAGCTGTATCACGTGGAACCTCGAGTGCCCATGTCATCATGCGCTCCCAAGCTTCACTCTCTTGGCTAGTTAGTGCAGCGTGACCATACAATGATTTGTTACTCAGAGACTCCAGCGCGCGTCTCCAATGTACGAAGCACTGTTCTAGTGCAGCTTTAGACATTGTTGGGAGTGCTAAGAATGCTGGATACCTGAGGTAATTAAAGCTAAGATTTATTTTATGAATATCATCACTCACATAGGCTGCACGCTGCTCAACTACCCTAGTAGCAAGGTGATGGAGTGTTTTAAGACTAAACACATTGACGGTTGTCATGTATGCTAGTCGGATATTGGGGCACTGGTCAAGTAGTAATTCAACATTCCGCCAAAAACGATCGACGTCCATACCATCTCTGACGAATTCTTGTTCTGGACCATCACCCTCAATTGAGGTAAAAATAGTGATCCGAGCGACTTTGTTGTCGAGGCTATTAAGTTTGGATATTAACCGTGTGATCAATTCATCTGGTACACATAAGTTTGTATTAATCGCAAAATCTAACGTTGGTTGGGGCGATGTAATCAGATCCTCGATCAACTTCCATGTATTTTTACTGAGTAGAGGTTCGCCTCCTGTGATTCTAAAGTGAGTCAGCTTTTGTTTAAGTTCTGGCCACCAATTCCAAAATGCATCGACATATGGGTTCACTTCTTTGGATTGGTACGGCATTTTATCTGTAGACTTGAGATATTCAATATCATTGAATGTTGTGTGTGGTAATTTGTATGGTCCATGACGCTGGGAATCTTCCATCCACCTGGAACTCACATCAGGAGAACAATACAGACACCGAAAGTTACAAGTATTATCAAAATTCACCTCAATGTATGATGGGAAGAACTCCGAACCTTGGCCCGATTGAATCACTTCTTCAAAACGTGGGTATGACCACGATGTCCTACTTTTAAATGTTCGATCACTGTCGTGATCACCCGTCGTCAAATTTTCAATTTTCCAGCAATATTCACACTCAGGAGTCTGAATTCCATTAAGCATATCTTGCCGAGCTTTTTGCTTGTGTGTAGTATTATGCAAGGCAGACAAGTTTGTTTCTAATTCACTCAGTGGTATTTTGTGAGTAGCCGGGTGATGACACGAGTGGGTATGTCCAGTATTCAAGTGAATCGTTCCCTGTGTCCATTTCGCCAGGCACATTGTCGGACTGACTTCACTCAATTCGTCGCGAATTTGTTTGATTGGAATAATTTTAAAGTTCATGTGTATACGGATATAACTGGTGATGGTTAAGAGACAGTGAAGAGCACTCGAGTGCTCTTCACTGTAACCATTGGGTTTACACCATGGCGCTAATGAACTACACGGCGTTGCGAATTGTAACAATATTACTGTGTGAGATACTGTTAAGGAACAGTGTTTGTCCGCCCGACAGTGACTGTAATCTTGTATGTGATTGTCCACACTCGATCCATACTCTTTAGCAGTGGGTGAAAAATGATGTGAGACAATAACCGCTCACGTTCACTACTCGGGTTAGATGGGCTATTGGCAATACCTTGAGCCTGTCCTGGCAACGCGTTAGCAATATTGGTAAATCCTGTCAGATTCGAGAATAACCAGTTTGTTGGGTATGGTAGAGGTGGGATAACAATAGAGACTGTTGAAGTGCTTCCGGCGGTGATTGATACGAACCGCAGTGCACCGTAAGTCACTACACCTGGTTCACTTACTTGAGAATTGCAGCCAGCAGTCGCAGTAGCCAGTGCTGAATTCAAAAGCGTGTTCAGATCCTCATATGTAATTGCCCCACCAACTCCTGAACCAGCGGTTGGGGTTGTGAGAGAGATATTCTTTGTTATTCCATCGACAGTGATGTCAAATATGTACACTGTATTAGGCACCAATCCAGTCAGCGAATCAAATGCCTTTGTCCCAACCAAAACGTCTTGGTACCCCTGTGTTGCAATTCTAGGCAAACCAGCAGAGAACAAACCAATTTCATCAAATACAAAATCTGTACGATCGGAGGTTGGGGATAGTGAACTCTGAACTTGTCCGACAGGCTCAAACCTATTGAGTACGCAGGTCACTATGACTTGAGATTTCAGCGTTGGCAATTCAATGCTGTGGACTCCCGTTGGTGCAATTGCAGCGTCACCACCTGGTACTGCTCCTGGACCAGTTCCTAGTAAAGGATTTGATTCCTCGACGACTTCAGAATACACTTCGTAGTGGAGTCTGGATTCCCAGTTAGAGGGATCGGGCAGTGCGCCATCATTTACAGTTCGGAATGATACTGTACCAGTTGCGTCGACGAATGTTCCACCACTACCAAATCCAATTCTGTAAATTCCAGCATTAGGTTCATTTGCAAGTGCTCGAGCAATAATTCTACTCATATTTTGTGGATGAATAGCATTCGTTTTCTCGAGAATTGTGTTTCCGAGGTCGTCCGTGATGGCAACTTCACCAATCATGCCTAATTTGACATCAATTGTCGGATCTTTTTGTATAATTTCGTGGGTCATTTGTGGGAGTTTCGTCTATTTCAGTGGATTATTTATCAGATCCGCGAGGATGGTAGATGTGCCGTCTAATATGAACACAGTGGTATTAGGGTTTGTGCGTAACTCAAGCAATACCGTTTCTTGATAGTATCACGGTATTGAATAGTACTCAACTGATGGACAGATCTAGTGGATATTTTTCGTATCGTACTAGTCCGTTTTATCAAAACTGGTCACAATACTTGCAATGCCAGCTATGACTGCTACAATAACTAACAACATAATAATACCATAAACATTAAACATACTTTATTTCCTTATATCATACCACATACATTAATTCATTTGCGAGACTGTAGTCAACTCACAAGTACCATTGCAATAAAAATAGGGCAGATTAGGTGCCCTATTTTATCTTGTATTAGAATTGCAAATTCTTATCGCGCTGGTGGTGAGTAGCTTTGCAATTGGGCAGCAGTGCCGCCAATCTGTCCGAGGCGAGGTTGTAAAATCTGCCCATTAGGAGTCAAGATTTTTGCAAGCTGGTGGTAGTACTCCAATGAATTCACACCATTGCCCAGTGTCTTCTGAGCCATCAACTCGTACAATGGAAACAATGTTGCTTGGCGGCCAGAGATGATATCAACAAGGCGGCGTTTGTCGATCGAATCCAAGCTGCTCAACGGAACAAAGTGAACATTTCCATTTGCATCGACATTCAAGATTGCGACCTCTTCCCATACACCAGTTCCGGTAGGGTCAATCCATCCGATGTGTGGATATTTGCTTGGACGAATCTCGATAGGGGTTTGATTTTTGTATTGAAACATGATTTTATAGTAACTTTCTAGTAAAAACTCCCTGGTATTATGCAGAAGAGCGCTGGTAACGTCACTATTTAGTATGCAAAAAACTGGGGTATTTTGACTCTAAGATGTATAGGCAAAAAAAGAGGCCCTTGTGAGGCCTCTTTCTAGTTGTTGGGTGATAAGGTAACCAGCCTCAGCGTGTTGTCGGTGTTTAGGCGACTAACGCAAATAATTCATCGTTGTGAGTTATTATTTGTTTGCCAGATTTAACGACGTTCGTGCGTGTCGGATTGTAATTAAATTCTATTCTCTGTCAGTCGATTCTAGATCGCCCCCATCAAAAACACTATACTCGCACTGGACATAATGTTTTTGGTGGAGGCGTCGGGATTTGCACCCGATTGTTGCCAGTTTTACCAATTTAGGTTTCCAGAGTTTCTAGCCCGAGGCGGATTAGAGTACCGCACCCTTCGGAAGCTCATCACAATCATTTCTTTTACTTATTATAGTTGAGACAGAACTTGGTCACACCGGTCATTGATATCGAGGCAATTAACGATGATCTGTCGAGAGGTAGGAACCATCACATCAAAGTATTTGCGCATTGTGTCATCAACAAGGCTTGTGTAGTGTTTGTTTACAGATGCTCGTTGCGCCTCGACTTGAGGTGCAAAGTGCCCACCTTCGATGAACACGACCTTGTTATATCCTGCTAGTGCGGATACACACTGGTGATAGTAATTATCCAACCAGTCAGAGCGGCTCTGAACTCCACCAAGAGCCATCAGCGCGTATACAAATAAATCCACTGGACTACGTTCCGTGAATATGATTGGATGTTGTAGTGGTGTGTGTCTACGTTGAACTTCAAGATATGTGGATGTATCGTCAGCGAGTTTTCTGGTGAGGATCTCATTCTGGAATTTTATTGTCAGTTCTGGATCGGAATTAATCTGATCCAGAGTGACGCCCCAATCCGTTTGTATCGATCGTGATGATTTTCTTGCGACCACATAGTGCCCATGGCACTCACTTAGTCGAGTAATTAGGGTAGTCTTACCAGCTGATTGAGCTGCGGTTATTGCGATGATTGATGGTGTTGACATGTGGAGGTTTACCAATTATCGTACTCAGTGAGATCTAGGACCTCATTGGTTACCAGATTTGTTACTGTTGTTATTAGACCGAGTCCTGTTGGGGTGAAGGAGAATGTGTACTGGGTACCGAGCGCATCTCGCGATGCTGTGTGGTCTTTTACCCAAGTATCAAACTTCTCCTTGTCATATGTCGACAACACAAACATTGTTTGTGGCTCTATCGGCATATCAGAATGTAGTTGGTTGTGCTACACTACGAACCAGTGCCATAAGACCTGTCTGGAGATCAGTAGTACCAATACTTACCCAACGCTGATCGATGTCAGGATTTCCTCGAAGGCGTAAACACAGAGCCTCCAACACAACACCCTGTTGTTTGATCTCATTCATAAGATCAATTTCTACCTGAGAGAGGTCCCGATAGCCTTTGATGATTTTATGTTGGTTGTCCATTTGATCCCTGTGTGAATAGTTGTTGGTTTTGAGTTGCGACTACCGCATTGTGGTCTCGCAGTTTGTCGGCAATTTTAGTTGATGTGATGGTGCTCAGTGTTGCTTGTGCTTCCTGATTTGCTGCTTGTGCAGTAGCGCTGTCACCTGCCGCCGAGGCTACATTACTAGCTTGAAGTGAGCCCAGCATTGACGTATATTGTTGCATGAGAATTGGATTCATAGTTTACCTGTATGTTAATTATTATCGAGACAAAATATCCGATATTTTAGATTTCGCTGTTTAGCAGCGAGCCCTAGCTCATAACCAAATGCTGAAATTTCCCGCACCTGGCAATTTGTTGATTCGGCGATCAGTGTTGCTACATGGCGAGCAAACTCCAGTTCCTCCGTAACCAATTCACTCTCGATTACTAGCGTGTCACATCCACCAGCCAGGCGGATTAGTTGAGCATTGATGGAGGTAACATCACCACCCTTGACTTTGAATACATTCATATATTACATAAGCCTCTCAGTGTTCACCGAACAGAGTCGTATACAACTCTCTCGTTGCTTCTTGCTTTGTCTCGACCTTTGTGAATGTCTGCTTGTGTCGCATCGAGATTACTTGATTGAGAATACCTGTGTCGATTTTAAATTGTTCTTTAATCGCTGTCAACACTTCTTTTTTGTGAGTTCGTTCACCGTCTGCCCGCATCATACACGCACACGCTTCATCGATCATAATCGATAATTGTTTGCGTTCTGCGTCACTTGTCGGGATAATAAAATCGAAACCTTCTGTTGCCATGATGGAAATACCTTTTTTTAAAAATTTGTCTTGAGCCAGTCTACGTACGTTCCTGGGAAATCCGATGGTTGAAACAATAGACCAGATTTGAACGATACGAATGTTTTGGTGGCGTATAGGTCTCCAACTTCAACTTGTGAGAATACATGAGTGAAGTGAGGGTCGCTAGGGTACACAACCATTGTACCTCGTTGGGGGTTAAAGCCAAACCCCCAAGTCGGGAATTCCATCTTACCGCCGTATACTTCAAAATCACCATCGAATGGTGGAGTTTCGTTGTAGTCTGATAAAAACACTACGGCTGTGATATCCCTATTGTGGATTCGTAACCACTTTCCCTTGATTCTCGAAGAATTATCACAAACTGGATTTGGGGCAACACTAGAGTCAGACCACAGTACCCTGGTTGGTTCATAATCAACTATCTCATTTTGATAGTGAGCTTCAATTTCAGCCGCTTTAGAATCCAAGAATTGTGTGATCAGTGTGTGAGCTAGTTCTGTGTGTTTTACAGATACTACTGGCACATTGTGTTTATCAACATCTGGAAACAAAAAGTTTGCATTTTGTATAATCTCCTCACACTGCATGGGTGAGAGAGCTTCTTCGAATATCAGAAATGGTGATCGAGTTTGTTTAGTTGTTGACATGTTGAGCTTTAGATTCGTGAAATAGTGTAAAAATGTTTTGCACTATTTTTATATATGGATGAATCTTACGCTCAAATACTTGTGGTTTAAACGAGTTTTGGTTACCTATAATAATAACAATATCTTCGACTAATATACCAGTCATTTCATACCAGCACAGTGCATACACCGTTGCCTGGAGGAAGTAGTCTCTAATATCATCTTCACTCTTAACCTTATTGGCTGTCTTGAAGTCGATGAATGCTGGTTTGTTTTTCCAGATGCCAAGTAAGTCGGTCCGACCCGCAGTTTTCAGAGTATGGGAAACCAAGCAGTTCTCTTTGAGGATAATTTCTGATAGGTGTGCTTTGAGTAGTGCCCGAATCTGACGAACTGGGACAGCAATCTCTTTTGGTTGGTCTCCCAACTCAATCTCAATGTCGGTATTATCCAACCACACATCAAGAGTGTCATGAACCGCCGTACCTCTATCACACGCTGCCTCCGTTACTTGAGCTGCGTGCTTTTTACCAACTGCAGCTCTCCACCTCTCCAACCCTGCTTGCTTTTCGACATTTGCAGTGCCGAGGACGGTTGTTACACTTGGATACAGCACCCCCGGCGAAACCTCATACACCCGCTTTCCATTGGGGGAGGTCTTGCTGGAAAAGTTGTACTGTTCTAGATTGAGTGGAGTATTGATTGGAATCACTGAGGAATCTCATCCTGATTGTTTGCTGCTCTAAATTTTGCTAATCGGGCAACGAGGCGTGCGTTTTTTTGTTCTTCACGGGCTTCGTCTTCCTCTTGCTCCATGGCAGCGATTTCTTGGTGTTGGCTGATTTCTTGGTTGAGCTTGTCGTGTTCGACAGAAGCTAGTGTGGCGGCTGTTTTAGCTTTGTCTACCTCAACAGCTGCTGCTCGAGCTTCTGTCTCTTGTTTCAGTAGGTTGATTACTGATTGCAGTAAATCGACTGTCGAAGCAGTATCCTCAACACTTGGTTCACTTAGCGCATCAGCTGCTGGTTCTTCGAGTTCTGGAGCCGCTGCATCATCCGCCAAATCTAGTGGTGGAGTGTCAGTCAATTCTGGATCTTCTGTGGGTTCAGTGTCAGCAGGCTCGTCTTCATCAGCCTCTGTGAGCTCTTCATCACCCTCAATATCCTCATTCCACTCTACATCTAAGATTTCAAAATCTTGACGTAAAATATGGATAATTTCAGCAACTTCTTTGCCAGAAGCGTTATCTTCAAGCAAATCTGCTAACTGAGTTTCAAACTCCGCCGCATCTTCTCTTGGTACAGTAACCTTGATTATGTGTCCGTCTGCATCTTGAAGGCCAAACACAGATACAGCGGTGGGGGATGATGTTTCGGACTGTCGGACAGCACTATCAACACGGGAATTGGTATCATCCACCGTGCGTTTAACACGCTCAGTAGCCTCAGCACTAATATCATCTTCCTCCGCCTCAATTAACAGGTTGCTTTTAGGTGTAGCATCAAACATCAGTGCAGTCGATAAATCAAACTGAACTAGGGTAGATTCACCCATTGTGATTGGGCGCCGGATCATTTTGCGGCGCTTGGCTTTTGGTACCAGCGCTGGGGTTGTTGCAATTGAGGTAGAAGATGTGCAACTTGCAGCATCTACCGCTTCTAGGATTTGAGTGAGTTTCATATAGTACAGGACTTTTCGTATGTGGTATTGGATTACTTATTGGTCAAATATGATTTGTATATGATGCCGATCACACCCGAAGTGGTTTGTTGGCTGCTAACTTTAGCGATCATTGATTGAATATCTGTTATTATTTCAGCCGACATCGTTAGTGTCCGATTAATAATTTCAGGTGAATATTTGAATTCTCGTGAATCCGCGAGTTGCAATCTAAGAGTTGCTACGTGCTGCTTGAAGTTAGTGTTCAGTACCTTTGCTGATCGTAGAGCGTGCTCGAGGGCGGACACAACATCACTGCGGACTGAACTTACGTCGAGGGATGAGAAGTCAGGTGTAGTTGCCAGAAATTTTCTAATCATTGTTGGCCGAGCAAGTTGATCATACTCAAATATCTCCGATAGAGTTTTCAACAAGTCAGTATAAACTGATCCTGTTCTCGTATCGATCAATCGGAGTTCATCCGCCACCTGCTTTGGCATTGAGCTCTTTAGTTGCCCACGAATTGCAAAGTTGAAATTATTGAATGCTGTAAACACATCCTTATCAACAATTTTAACTTGTGTATTAGTTGCAGGGTCAAACAATACTACCCCCTCGACACCCGGATCGATGCTTTTATCAACACCACCAACATCTCTCAGGGATGGAGTGAGGGTTCTGACAAATTTAATCAATAGTTCTTGTTTGATTGGGAGCTTGAAGTTGTGTAGGATTACATCACCTATCTGCTTCTTCAATGCAACAATTTCAGGTGCCCTCGATTGTAGAGCTATCAATTCTCTGATTGTTGGTGAACTCCCTGATGCTAAATCAACCGTACCGTCGAGGTATTGATTCAGTTGAGAGATTTGCTCACTAAAGTCTACTGCAGATAATTGTTGAGTATCTAATTGTTGAGGAGTGACGAACCTCCAGGTAACTGGCTCATTTGAGTTAATTACTGTCTCTCCGTCTGTCGAAGTGTATAATTTAGTATCAATTGTCACTGTCGGAAACTTAATTCCTTTGAGAGAGGCAATGATGGAGTCAGAGTCAGGTGATAATGCCCGCAAAAATGCGATACACGACGATCCATATATAATTGCATTTGGTTGTGCGCCAAACAGTACTTCAACTTCAACTAAGGTATTTGCTGGTAATACAGGCTTCAGTAGTGGAGCGATTTGGCGCAGGGCTTGGTGTGCAGACTTAAACCCAGTCATTGCTGCGGAGTCTCCCCACTCTTCGGGGTCATATCGCCTCGTCGCTGACCCTTTCTGTTGCCGAGAACAGAAAAGCTCCCCACCATCATCAATTCCAAATGTGAGTGCAGCACCATCTAGCTTTTCAGTAGCTATAAATTTGGATAATCTGGTGATGACACCAATAAAAGAATCTAAATCGAGATCTTCTATGTGAGTGATTCCTTCTGAAAGATATTGCTTGAAAGATCGCATTAAATTCTAGCCTGAGTGTTAGTGGGTTATTTATTATTTTACAAATTATGTCAAGTCAAATATGCCTGTTATAGACTTGCGCTTTGGAAGTGGTGATTTTTCACCGTACTGTTTTTCTCGGGGATTGAAAATCTTCAATGATTTGGGTTTCCACCCTAGATTGACAATACTCCCGACACCATCAGAACTACGTGTTTTCAGAAACTGAAAACCGATCTGGCCAGCCGCCCGCATTGCGTCTGTCAAGTGGATAGCTAGACACCAATCTGAACTGCGGATCTTTTCCGCTCCACCAGCCTGATGACTCTGATCATATACCTCAACGTTCGCTGCACCTTTCGTAAGCTGAGAAGCTGTCAAGCCAATCATGTCATACTCCACAAGCAGATCAATAAATTCTTCAGTGATAAACTTATCACGAGTGCCGATGTTCTCAGTTGATACCGCCTGAATTGGGTAACACTTGTCGAGGTAGTCTAACACAATAACATCTGGTACCCACCCACGTTCGATTTCAATCTCTTTGATTAGCGCTCGAATATCATTGGCAGTTGTACCCAACCTCATCTTCTTGATTACTAAATCTCCATGAAATTCTGATTGTGCATTCACAATTGCTTGCACATCCTCTACATTTTTATTGACATCTATTGAGCTTTTGTCGGAGATAATCATTTGGGTTCGTTTATCGAACATCTTCTCAGATAGCTCCAACGAGACACACAAACAATTCAAATACTTGCCATTCTCTTTCTGCTTGATCAAATTTAAACCAAAATTTAAAATCGACACACTCTTGCCACCGCCAGATATTGCCAATACCAACATCATCTCCGTTCTTGCGATACCACCATCCATCTTCTGATCGAGATCAGCATACCCTGTAGAAAAACGAGTCACCTGAGCGTCTTGCCCTGCACGTTCTTCAATTTTATCAAAAAACGATATGCCGGTATCCTTATCAACACGAATAGAGATGGCGGTGCGGATTAGTGATTCTAACTCACCCAGTTTATTATTGATAATCAGTTCAGGTGATTTATCTACAATGATTAACCTGAGTGCTGATTGTTTACAGAACAGCTCCAGCCGCTCGGTACTAAATTTAATTTGATCTCTAGATAGCTCTACAGTAGGGACATCAACGGTAGTCTCTGTACGGATCATTGTAGAAGAGGGTATACCATTGTAAGATACGTAATACTCTTGAATGAAGGAAATTACTTTGCGATATTCTGGATTGAAGTATTGTGGCTTTACGATTGTGGATGTTCGTGCAAATAGATTAGGGTCTGAAATCCAATGGGATATTAGTTGTAGCTGTTGTTCAGAGTTTAACATTAGTTGTTCGTAGTGGTAATGGTAAAAAGCACCAATAAAGCTCGCGTGTCACGAGCATAGTGCTTTTTCATAAAGTTGCCAACAGACTATCTGTTGGTTACCAACAGATGTATCTGAGTCAGGTTTAAGGAGTGTAGTATGGAACCAAGACTGTCGCACCATTTACAGTCGTCTCAGCCCAACCGGTTGGAGTTCCCAGTGCTGACGTGTTTCCGCCATAAAAAGTTGATGTAACTGAACTGTCATCAACAGTTACAGTAGGTGCAACGCCGGGTGCTAGTGGAGCTGATGCGTCTGGAATTACCACAGTCTCAAATCTACGTGAAGCTGTGTTGAAGGTTTTTAGAGTAGTGGCCATATGTATATGTGATAGGTTTAAGTATATTTACTACACAAGAATGTATTGCTTCGGGATTGTTGTCATGGACGCTGGGTTAGATAGGATAAGTTGATATGATTCTGCGACAAGACTACCGAACTCCGAATCTGTACCTTTCCAATAAACATTTTTTACAATATCCGCCGCGGTGATACTGGGAGCAGTAGTCAGTGGAATTAACCAATCCCCATCTACCATGAGTTGCAGCGTCGATCCACGAGCAAGTAGCGATTGTGGTAACGTTGCTGAGTATAAAAAATATGGCTTCTCTAATGCAATGTAACTATATTGATTCCACGGAGACTGAGAGATAACTCTATTGGTACTGTGTGCGTGGCCTTCAAACACTAGTGTAGTAGTGGTATAGTTAGTGCTACTCAACAACTTGACACGAATTGGTATTTCAATAGTAGGCAAATTCCTATCAACCGCGATGGTGAGCCTGTTGTTAAACAGAAGCGGTGGTGAAGTTACTACAGTCGGAGGCAAGTGTTTGACTGGTGTTCTGTATTGATTATCAGTAACCACAATTGTACCAGTCCGTGTGTAACCCAAATCGATTGTGATACTATATGCTGTCTGCGCTACAATTGTGAATGCCATCTGCTTGATTGTAGTGACAGATGTGCCGTTCGACACAGAAACAAATGGTTCAATTATTACAGAACCAAGGTGCCCGAACTGGTGAGGAATTTCGACAATTTGTTTATCGACGAAAGAGTGTTTGAACACTCGCGTTTTTTCACGCCAAGTCAATTCTGATCGCGGCGATTGTTGTTGGTTGGCGTCCCGTACCATCCTGCCGCTACAATTTTCAGTCAGAGTGCAATTATCCAAAAAGGAAATAGTACCGCCAGTAATGCGCTTGTATGCAGCTTTTTTGCAAGTCAAGCAAACGAGCATTTTGTTCACTACTCGCTTCGTTGTGATATTTTCTAATGGTATCATGTTGTGTAAATCAATTGAAGTAGTTCCCTATAAGAGGGGGCAACTGATTGAGATACCAGGACCACCTTGCGCATTCCGTATATTTCGAGTTCTGTGCCTTCCATAATCGCATCAGTCAACTCTCCTGTCGAACTGTATCTGTCTCGGAGCGTATATTCCAACAGCTCGAGTGATAGTATATCAACATCAGAATCCTGCTTGAATACGACTGGGCGCCAGCTAAATTCTCCTACTGGGAACGCATAGCAGGTCGAGTCGACATTTGTCGTCAGACACCTGACAGATGCTTTCGGATAATTGCTGAGTTGGTCCTGAATAAGGTGGTGTCTCCCCAAGTCAAATGAGGAGTGTCGAACTTTGCAGATACTAAACAAGCTGGTGGAGTTACCGCTCTTTAGACCGACGGTTGTTAACCGATCCAGCGCTTGCTTGCAATTATTTCTGATATATCTACACTGATCTGTGGATAATTCAATCATCGTAGGTGTGCGTCGAGTATTGGGGGTAGTGTGCAGTATTTAGCCTCACTACCCCCAATAACTTATTATTCGACTGAATCCTCAATAGTCTCAGTTGCCCATGCTGGTTTATATTCAGAATACCGCTTGATTAAAAATTGTGGATAGTCCACAATCCGTCCCAAGTAGGTATTCATCATCAATTGCATCAGGTCAGGATGTTCGCACTGTGCCTTGATTGCATAGTCCTTGCGCTCTAGTAGCTTGTTTTCAGCATAAAATTTACTGACTTGAGACTCAATCGAATTAAGAATTGGGAACACGTGATTCTCCATTGCTGTGATTCGATCTTGGACGTACTTGTCATCACCGAAGATACTGCGAATATCGTCCGTCCCCTGGACCGCGGCTAGTTCAAATAGTGCGCGGGGGCTGTTGACATTATCCTTCTGCTTATGCAACAGAACGTATTTGTCAGCCTTACACTTCACTAGGTACCGTACCCCTGTCGTAGGGTTGTGCATCTCGACTACACAACCTTCACCTTCTTGCAATTGCTTGCAATACTCATTGAATTCTGATGGGATCATTTCTGGAAACCCGTGAGAGACTAGGTACTCACTCGGGACAGTAACACCAGTAACTTGTGCTATTTGTGCTGGGAGAATATACTCCCCTGTTGCCAAACTCCGGATGCCCAAAATTCGCAATTGTGGGATTTGATATCCCACAACGATTCGATTGTGTGGTGCGGTGTACTCCAGACTGACTGTGTAACCAGATAACTCCAGCATTTTTAGCGCGATCCGCAGTTCTTCGTGGTATGAGATGTAATATGCTGCGTCGCCTGACTGATCAGAATACACCGAACCCTTAGACTTAACATGTAGATTGCCGTTGACCAACATTGTGCTAATTAGTGATCCATCTAGTTTTTCCATTGCACTCGAAATAACACACTCATCGTGGTCCACCCCACCTTCGGCAAAATTAAAGAATTTTTGAGGTGGGAGAGAAATCAACTGAGGGTTGCCTGTGATGTCATATGTCGTGCCACGACAGTCAAGTGCACCTGGCTTCTGGAATTCTGTCCACGACGCGAGGCGGTAGTTGAAAATTCGAAGGACTCTCCCCAGATATTCAAAATCTTTGAAGTAAAAAGTATCACCTTCACTGCATAGAGCCATAAGGTCTGTATACAATGTATTAGCATTGAACTTAGTTGACATGTTTAAATATTTCCTTGATTCGGGGATTGTTCAGATGAGTTTATTATACCCTAATTCCAGATTAAGGCAACAGAGGTTCTGGATAAAATTATTCAGAGTACTACAGAAAGTCCAAGCAACCCGACTGCAATTACCGCCAATACCGAGTTCACACCTGGAATCAACATCAAGATTATGAGAGTGGGTAGGTGCCAGTCGAGCCAATTACCAAACATCGGAACATTTTCTTCTTCCACGAGAACTTCCACTCCATCAACTTGAGTACTTTGGAGTCGGTTACCAAACCGATCGACTCTCGCACTCAGTAATCGTTCTTTATTGTAGGCTTCGAACATAATGAATCCGAGAGCCCCACAGAGTAACATGCTGACTACATACAATAAACCACTTGCCATATAATTCTCCAGTTAAAATAATTTAGTGTCCAAGAAATTTCTCTTGTGGGAATCACGGTCTCTCGATGATCGATTGAATATATTATCGATGGAGACGAGGATAACCCACACACTGGTACCAAATACAATCATCACAGGAATTATCATGTTGACCCCGGGAATGAGCGAGGTGACAATTGTGACTAATAGTGTCCCGATTGTGACAGCTCTGAAGTGCAATTTGATCGCAATTACCATCACAACGAAGCAAATTGCAATAGACGTGAGATATAACTGAGTTTCCATATTAAGGGGTCTCCGGTGTGGTTTTAGAGGGTGATGAAACGGACTTCATTAGCTCTTCGAGCATTCTACGCTGGGATTCGAGTGTAGAGATTCGATCACTAAGTTTTTGAACTGCCGTCATGAGGCGAGGTTCCAAAAGTGAATTCTGTGGGTCTTGTTCTGTCATGTGTGCGTTTAGTCCATACAATAATCAATGAATCGGCCGGCTAAGTTCCGCGCGCACGCATACCCAAGAGCGTCGATTAGGATAGCCATGTCGCTACCAGGATGAATATCTGCATGGTTAATATTTAAATTAGCGAGGTTCACAAGTTTGGATGCATGATATAACACCAACTCAGCATCAGCGTGTGGATGTTCCCTATAGGCGTCATATGAGATCAAAATATCTGCAACCTCAGCCTTTGTTCGGATGGAGTTTACGTAATCTGTCACATAACGAGTCAGAGATAGCATTTTGTAGGTTCTCAAATAAGTTGTGGTATAGATCCAATTGTACTCAAATAAACACGAAAGGTCAACACATCACACATACACCACATAAATAGTGCATCTACACTATGAGAACATTTATGAACTTCCTGAAATACTTATCTGAAGGCATCCGAACTGCAGATTTTGCGCGTTCTATTCAACTTATCAAGCAATATCTTGAAAAATCAACAGGCACCCTATATGCACTCCCTGAGATGGAGCACTACAAAGGCGCCGCCGGCACCGGAATTGGCTTGAGATATTTTACCGAATCAGGTAAGAGTGTTCGGTTCAACTGGACTCGCAGTGACTCAGCGTCTGTACTCGAATCCATATCTGTTTGGGATGGCTCTACCAAGCACCCCAACTTTCAGATCACAGCTATTGATGGAGCACCACTCGGGACACTATCACTGGCAACCATTCTCCCTACACTCAGTGCTGTGATCGTATCACCAAGAGTTGGTGTGGTTGAATTGTCGACTGAAGAGTCGCGTGCTCAAATCGCACTAGATGTAAAAGTACTCCGCGAATCAGAAAGTGTTTACTATGTGAATACACTATCGAAGTCCCCTGTAATATTAACTGAGGATGCGTATAGTGACGTTATTGATGCACTGAGTGCTGGTCCTGTGTCTAAGTTCAACATTTCCAAGATGGGCCGCAACCAAGAACGAATTTTCGGTGAGATTACTCAGAAGTACAAAGATGCGTTTGATATTAAGACAGATGGTGCTGGTAGGCAGAGATTTACACTAATCGGCTCTAGTGCCGACTTTGATCGCGATGAAATTGTACAAAGTGTTCTAGATTCGGCACCCAAGAAAGGAAGAGCAGCTTTGGAGGTTCGGAGTGGTGGTGATGAATCAACGAGTACTGATTCAGAAGATCGTGCAGCACGTGCTTACCCTGAGGCCACACAGAGTCGTATTCCTTATGAAGAGCAATTAGATGATATGAAAACCATCATCACGGCGGTAGCAAAGGGCGCAAGTAACTTCGCGATTGTATTGGGCGCTGGGGGGTTGGGAAAATGTTTGGACCCTAATTCGGAATTGGCTGGGGTATTTGGCGAGTAACTCCTCAAATATCACTACCCCTTCCTGATCCACCAGGTCCGAGTAGCACACAACTATGGAATGTTGTATAAATATAGGGTTAGCAATCAACCCTATATTTTATATGACAACAATAACCAAAGTAACCCGTGTAGCAAACACACCCAACACTATTATCGAACTTTCCACTCCCGACGAAGTACTAGAATATTGTTTCATTCGAGAACTTTTGTATCGACACGAATGGAGGGGCTGGTTTCCTGAAACTCTACACAACGTGCAAGTGTTCTTGGATACAACTCCAACAATATCCCAAACTAAGGGGGATCTTGCATTGAGGTTTGGGGTAATTAACCCCAACAAAACAGCAAAACCCAACAATGTAGAACACTGGATTCGCCGAGGATGGAGCGAAGATGATGCAAAGCACTACATATCTGAGCAACAAAAATCTCGCAATGCTATTAAGCAACTGGAACTAAATTTAGATCACTGGATTGGATTAGGACATTCTATAGAAGAAGCGCGTGTGTTGGTTGATGATAAGCGGTATGGATTTACAGCAAGGCGCCCAGAGTATTGGGTAAAGCGAGGATACTCATACGAAGAGGCAGTTGAACAAGTCACGGCACATCAGGGAGCACATTCTCCTAAAACTATTGGATATTGGGAACAGCAAGGTTGCTCTCGAGAGCAGGCCACGAAGGAGGTTCAAAAAGTTCAACAACATGCAGCAGACGGCGCCAAAGCGGCTTGGAAGGCAGGACTGATTGATAAAAGTACACGCAACACAAACTTACAATATTGGGTCAACAAGTGCAATGGCAATGTTGAACAAGCGGAAGTTTTATTGTCTAATAGACAACGAACCTTTTCACTGGACATCTGCATCGAAAAGTATGGGGAAGTCGACGGGTTGATTAGGTTCAAGGAACGTCAAGCACTATGGCACAAAAACTTTAAGAAACAAAATTATAGTAAGATATCACAGGTGCTGTTTGATGGGGTTTGCCAAATGCTGCCTGATACGATCAAGGAATTACCGATATATTATGCAACCAGGGTAATTGGTAACGATACAGATATCAAGAATAACGAATTTACTCTAGAACTCCAAGAAACATTTTGTAAGCCTGATTTCTATATTCCAGATTTGGAATTAATCATTGAGTTTGATGGGCAATATTACCATCGGACTGACGATTACACATATTACACAGCTGATAAAAAGCGTAGGGATGACAAAATATTAGAAATGTATCCTAACATGTTAATCAGTCATATTACAGAGACGGAGTTTAATGCGGATGCGATGGCGGTTATTAAGCGTGTTGTTGATACAATTCAAACCCGTCACAAAGCTTTTAGTACTCAGTTCCAGTGAACAAAAAAAAAGCGCCTCAGGCGCTTTTTTTATAACACTCTGTGATTTATTTAAATCAGAGCTTACCGTTTGGTGTAAATGTCCCCGTCATCGCACCGTGAACATATTCCAGATACTGTTCACCATCTCTCGTTACAGGATTCCCTTCCAGACCTGGTATGGAGCCAACCTTGGCAATCATTCCAGCTTCACAAACCTTACCCACGACAGTGTTACCGATAATCTGGCCAGTGATTGATACACCTGCGGGTGATGCCATTCCGATTTTACCGTCAGGCATCACGCCACCCGTAACCGGAAAGTGTTCATCACTAAACACTGTGATCCAAGATTTATCTGTCTTCTGCCCATTTGCATCGATTTCAAATGCATAGTGTCCACTCAACCAAATTCCGCCGTCAGGTGAACCTCCGCCAAGCACAGCATTATCAATTGAGTCGTCTCCTGTCACAGTGTGCCCGTGATTAACGAGACTTGTGTTGCGTGCAGCAATGCGAGCTTCGTGTGAAGGCATCGTGAATGACCCCACAAGTGTTCCTGGATAATATTTAACGGGCTCGGGAGCGGCGGGGGTTTGAACTTTAGGGCTGAAGTAGCCTAATTTGTACCCACGATATCCCAAGTACCCTAATACGATGAATAAGAATGCGAAAAACATATTAAAATTCCTTTAGTTAATGATGGCTTCGTCACACGGAGGGCGGAGCTCACCTGTCATATTACCTGCAATCAGTTGGTGTGCTCCACAGGCTACACCTGTTAATTTACCATACTTGATTATACCCTCACACGATAACCCATACGATCCATACGCCAGATGGAATGTTCCGTCATAATTAACCTTGCCGCTGATTATGGTTTCCTTGCGGGTGGTGTGTTGTGTTTTTACCCAACCAGATGTAATTGCTCCAGTGTGGTCGATTGTGAAGCTGAACTCACCAATCAAGAATACACCTCCGTGCTCCCCCGCGAGACCTGTTGCTGTATTATCAGTGACGTTGCTAATTTTTGGAAATGATGGAACGTAGAGGCGCTCACCAAGGTATGCGTCCCTCAGCGATAACAGATAGTACTCATCACTACTTGGTGGACATATCGTACCTTCGACGACTCCTTGGTGGGGGTTAGTATACTGTGGGATGTGGGTAGGCTCTGGTGGTTGGTTACCTACCCAGAGTGCAGACCAAATACGGCGGGCGATGGAAATAATTGAATTCATGAGGAGGGATTTTTAATGGCTTCTTATTTAGTAAGCACTGCTGTGGTATAAATAGTGATTTACAGCAGGTACACTTATGCACAATCTCGAAATTCGTTCCTTCCTTCAATTGGCGGAACACGTAAAACAAAATTTATCAATTGATGAATTAGAATTAAACAAACTATATGACACTCGAGAATTCGATTGGTTGATTCGCGATCAAGAGAATTGCCTAATTCCTGTGATTGGTCTGATTCGCAAGCAAGCCAAATTAATTGAATTTGAATTTTCTACCGGTGAGACTGTAGTGTGTGCAGATCATCACATGTTTGCTACTAATGCACGGAATGATGTCATCGTCGCAAGTGAAATGAAGGTTGGTGATCTATTAGCCAAGACATCTGGTGACATCGCCGTGGTAGTTTCTAAAATTTCCACAGGTGTTGTTAGTGATGTCTATGATATCCAAGTGCAATCTGAGAAGATGTTGTATAGCGACGCCGCAGGTTTTGTTCACCACAATACTCACACTGTTGAGGAAACTCTTCAAAATCTAGGCTTATCAGACGGCGATGGTTATTTTAAGAACACTTCATCAGGATCTGCTGCTGGTCTATACAAGACACTCTTTATGAATCGTACTGGAATTGTGGTTCTTGATGATTGTGACACGATCGTATCTACCCAAGAAGGTCGCAACTTACTGAAAGCTGCACTGGATACTAAGAAGAAGCGTAAATTAGTTTGGGCGAAGGCTGCGTCGTGGTTGTTCGATCCAGCTGACGAAGCCCTCATGGGTGATGCACTGGATGCTGTTGATTCTGGAATGGAGCCTGAGAAGTTTCCACGATATTTCGACTTCGAGGGTCGTGTAATATTGATCAGTAACTTATCACCTGACGTGCTCGATCCCGATGGTGCACTCGCCACACGAGGATTTATCATAACACTAGACCCCACAAAGGCTGAGGTGTTTGCATTCATGCGTAAGATTGCTCCCAACATTCCAATCGAGGGTACTCTCACACTCGAAGAGCGAATGGCAGTAGTCGACTTGATAGAGAAACAGACAGGTGCTGTTAATATCAGAAAATTGGTACGCGGGATGAACCTGGCGGCTTCGGGGGTTCCAAATTGGGCTCGATTGGTTGAGCGCTACTGCTAAAAGCTAAAGTGTTTATTGAGCGGGGAACTACACTAAGGTTAACCCTGCTCTATTCTATTGCACATATCATAATTACAATACCACCATTATAAATAGTACACATATGTGCACTGAAATGAAAATTAGTATGAAAGATACCACCAAATGAAATTATATGGTTATACCCGAGCAACAGCGTTACCTACCTCTCCTGATGTGGGTCAGATTGTATTTTTATCAGTCGATGGTTTGACAGGGACACTACAACACTGGGACGGTAGTGCCTGGGTGCTCGTTGGTGGTACTCCACAATTATTGAGTATTGTTGGTGATCAATTGACATTATCTGGCGGAGGTGGGTCTGTTACACTGCCAACGTTCTCATGGCGTGAAGTCGTGAATAGTACAATTGTTGCCCCTATGGACGTCGCAAATGGAATTGCTGTGAGCAATTCCAGCGCCACTACAGTCACGATACCTCTCAATTCTGCTGTACCAATTGCAGTAGGATCATCTGTGTTGGTAGCTGCTGATGATGTTGGTACAGTGACACTGGTACCGGCTAGTGGTGTTACGCTACACGTCGGAAATGGTCTGTCCACTACTCTGTTGGGACAGTACTCTGTAGTAACACTTATCAAGCGATCACCTGATGTTTGGTATGCGGCTGGAGACTTCGCTACACCATGAAGACTTCTCTCCATGGAATCTTAGCCGATAGGCGAGAACTCACAGTAAGTGAATTCTTCACCAGTTCACTCTATGGATTTGAGATTAGTGATACTGCGTCTATAGGGCTACCTGGAGTGATATCTGGAAGTCTACCACCTTATGGGCTGGCTGAAGACACAGGTAGTATTGGACTACCATCTATCGCATCAGGATCACTGGTTGATCTAATTATCAATACAAATATTGAAGACACAGGTAGTATTGGACTACCATCTATCGCATCAGGATCACTGGTTGATCTAATTATCAATACAAATATTGAAGACACAGGTAGTATTGGACTACCATCTATCGCATCAGGATCACTGGTTGATCTAATTATCAATACAAATATTGAAGACACAGGTAGTATTGGACTACCATCTATCGCATCAGGATCACTGGTT